AAGAGCAGCTAATTGTAACTTTTGGTCATCAGGAGGTAGTAACTATTTTGTTTTTGGTAACAGTCAATATGACCGAACTCAAGCAAATGTAGTTGCCGCTAGAAATCAATTAATATTAGACCTTGGCGCATTGGTAGATGGTGGCGGTGTTGCACCGTTACAGAATGCAACTATACAAGGCGCAGTAAACGATGCTTTAGCATTAGACCCTGTCAATGCAAGTATAGCTATCCCTACTTATGGATTAATGGCGGATTGGGATACAAGTCAAGTAACAGATATGAGTTCGATATTTTCGGGAGCAAATCAGTATACCGGTGCTAATATAAGTAATTGGGATGTTAGTAATGTTACTAAAATGGATGAGATGTTTAAGAATTGCGTTGACTTTAATGGAGACATTACCGGATGGGATGTTGGTAGTGTGCAGAATATGGAGGAGTTGTTTGATGGTTGCGAGAACTTTAATCAAGACATAGGTAGTTGGGATACATCAAGTGTTACCAATATGAAGAGAATGTTTTATGATTGTTTAATTTTCAATCAAGATATAGGCGGTTGGGATACATCAAATGTTACTAATATGGACCAAATGATTCGTTACGCAGAAGCTTTCAATCAAGACATAGGTAGTTGGGACGTAAGCAATGTTACTACGATGAATTATATGTTTGAAAATGCTACAGATTTTAATAATGGAGGAAGTAGTAATATTAATAATTGGAATCCATCAAGTGTTAGTATTTTCACAGGTATGTTCCGATTTGCTGATAACTTTAATCAGCCTATTGGAAATTGGGATGTTAGTGGTGCAACTAATATGGCGGGAATGTTTGAATACTCAAGAGATTTCAATCAAGACATAGGTAGTTGGGACACTTCTAATGTAACTAATATGTCAGGAATGTTTCAGTCTCAAGGGTCTGCTCCTTTTAATCAAGATATAAGTGGTTGGGATGTAAGTAATGTAACGAATATGGCAGCAATGTTTTCTAATGTTTCTCAAAACCAAACTCAAATGAATCAAGATTTATCTTCTTGGGATGTTGCTAATGTTACAAACTGTGTGATATTTGCACAAAATGCAAATTTATGGACACAACCTAAACCGAACTTTACTGCCTGCACACCTTAACAAATAATTATGAGCACGACAATAAAATATAGTATATCAAAACCTTCTGAATTCACTTATTGGATTGCAACAGAAAATGGAGAGTTTAGACTTCTTGGAGGAGTTGGACCTACACAAGTTGCAGATTTTAAATATGCAGATGTAGAAGAATATACCGACAGAGATGAATGGATTGAAGCACTTGAAGCCTATGGTGTTGACACAGACGATATTCCAAAAAAATAATTCTTTATCTTTGCCTAATGAATTATTATCAATCTAACTCTTATCTAATCGACATTGAAGTAAATTATGAATATGTAGAAACCTCAGAAAGAGATGGCAGAAAAACAGTTAACGTCAGAAAGTAAATTTAGTTTAAGTATAAAAGAATTAATTGGTGCGGCTATTGGGTTTAGTTCCTTGATTGGAATGTATTTTACCCTACAAGCAGACATTGCAAGAGCAATGGAACTACCTCAACCGGAAGTTCAAAAAATTGAATTCGATTATAAAGATAAATTAATTAGGTCGACCATTGAAAAAATCGATGCAGATGTTACCACTGTAAAAGAAGATGTAAACGAGATTAAAGAATCTTTAGCAAAGATGGATGAGAGGCTCTACGAGATGAGCAGAAAAAAATGAGATATCTCGCACTTATTGTATTTTTCACAACACAATTATTATACTCCCAATCTATAACTGTAATACAGTTTAGTGCTGAGTTTTTAAAAGATAATGAGATATCATTAAAGGAAATTCAAGACGCAAATACAGAAACTATTTATTTAAGCAAAGAAGGAAAAATGTTCTCGAAGCACGAGATAGTTTATATCCCGACTCTGCTGCTTTTAAATAACGATGAGGTGATTCTACGTATTGAGAGCGATATCTCCTTAACACTATCTGAAAATGCGTTAGAAGAGATACAAGAACATATTGATGAAATAATAGAAAGCAAATTTTAAAATGAATAGAAAACAAAAAACAGAACAGTTCGCAATGAATGGTATAATATTTCTGCTTATAATTATAGCAGCTTTATTAGTAACTAGTGTTGCGGTAGCTCAAGAAGAAAAAAAAGAAAATTTCTTTAATAAATTATATGATGACCTCACAAGATATTCTACTATATATGTAGCAGGGGATGCAAGCAATGCATACGAAACTTCTAGTCCTAGTTATTTTGTTAGAACAAATCCTGATAACTTATATGCAGTGCCACAAGTTATTGATAACACTATATACCATCCGTTTGATTATCGTATAGGTGTTGGAATAAGAAAACTTGCAAGGTTTGATTATGAGATTAAAGACAAACATTATTATGATGGAACTGAAAACACTAAAGCATTGTCTTCTCCCACTGCGGCAGTAAAAGGATTTGAATACTTATTACATTTCGAAAAAGAAAGAAGGCGTTCTGAAGAGTTTGTAAACTCTCGCATATTTATTAGACACACCGGTAAAAATCATATTGCAAAACTAGAGCAAAGAGAACAAGGAATATCAGGTTTTAATTACAAAAGTGCAGAAGTTCGATTTAGATTACCAATTGGTAAAAAACTTAGTTTAAGTTTAGGCGGAATCTATAGAACTCATCAGCGTCCTTACGGATACAACCCGATTGAAATATGGCTGAATGAGACTGATTCAGAAGGGTTTCCTATAAATCCTTGGTACAGTTTAGGTTTTTATTATGGCTACGATGATATTGGATATACTCAAACTGATTCTTATGGTAATCAAACATATGATTGGTATTGGGTAGATGCACAAGGGACAACTGTAGCTTATACTGACGTAGACTTTAGAGACCGAATATTTGGTAGTTTAATGAACCGATACAATCAGGAAAAATGGGATGAACTTGAAAGCTTTGGAGAGATTGCACCGATAGTCGGAGCAGATTTTTATCATCAAACAAAAAAGTTTTGGATTCATTCTTATGTAAATTGGATACTGCCTTATCATAAATACATTAAAGGCAGTGATGAGTTTAGTTATTTAAATAGAGACAATTGGGGGTTAGGCGGATTAATCCAAGACTCCAAACATAAACAATGGTCAGATGTGCAAGCAGGTACGATTATGGGATGGAAGATAAATAAAAAACTAGGAGTTTTTATAGAAGCAGAGTATACTCAGTTTTGGGATTCAGAAATTTATCAAACAAGTTTTGGTTTAAATATTAAATTATAATGGCACGTAGAGCAAATGTAGTTGCGTATAAAAAACCTAAACGTAAATCACATCCGCATAGCAAGAATGCAAGTAAAGGACAAACAGGTTATACTAAACCATATATAGGACAAGGTAGATGAGAAAAATAGATAAAATAATTATTCATTGTTCGGCTACCCCGAAACATAAAGATTTTAGTGCTGAGACCATAAGAGATTGGCACGTCAAAGGAAATGGGTGGGACGACATAGGGTATCATTACGTGGTTAGATTAGATGGTTCATTAGAGTATGGTCGCCCTGTGCAAGTCCCCGGAGCTCATTGTAGGGGAGAAAATAAATCTAGTATCGGGATATGTTATATCGGAGGTATGGATGAAAAAATGAAAGAATGGGAAGATACAAGAACAGAAGAACAAAAATATAGTTTGTTAGAGTTACTTAAAGTTTTAAAAAAGTTTCATCCCGAAGCTAAGATATATGGACATTCAGACTTCTCAACAAAAAGTTGTCCAAGTTATGATGCTAAAACAGAATACAAAGAATTATGAAAGATATATGGAGTAAAATATTTGGAGCAGCAGGAGGGGGAGTTGCAGAAAAACTATCAGGGATAGTGGATAAATTTGTGCAAACCAAAGAAGAAAAAGCTGCATTTGAAAAAGAAATGACACAATTATTTATGAAGCACGAAGCTGATATGGAAAAAAATATAACAGATAGATGGATATCTGATAACTCAGCTTCTTGGTTAACAAAAAATGTAAGACCTATAATACTTGTATTTTTAGTGGTCTCAACTATTATTATGATATTTATTGATGCGGGTATGATAACCTTTGAAGTGGAAGATAAATGGACAGACCTTTTGCAGCTTACTTTGATTACCGTGATTTCTGCATATTTCGGAGGGCGTAGTTTTGAAAAGATAAGAGACAGTAAAAATAAAAAATAGTATCTTTGTATTAAAATTTAATACAATGGAAAATTTAACAAAGGATGAGTTAAACCTCATTAACGAAATCAAAAGAGATTTCATTACAAAAAAATTAGCTTTAGGTGATTTAGAATTACACAAAGTTAAAATATTAAAAGAAGTAGAAGCAATAGAAAAAGTGTTTTTACAAAACGAAAAAGATTTAGCAAAAAAATACGGAGCTGATTCTATTATTAATATGGAGACAGGAGAAGTAACTAAAAAAGAAAAACAAGATGTCAAAAATTAGTCAATACCCTATAGTTCAAGCTGCAGAAGATGATTTAGTAATTGTTACTGCTCCTAACGCTTCACCATCAAATGCAACTAAAAATGTTACAGTTGGTTCGATAGCACAATTTGCAGCACAAGTACAATTAGGTTATGACGTGTATACGGCTTTAGTGACTCAAAAAACTACCGATGACCCTACCGCTATAGAACTTAATAATACTACCGGAGCAACAATGAGTTGGAAACGTTCAGGAGTAGGTACATATACAATAGACGCCTCTGCCGCTATTTTTCCTGAAGATTTAACTATAGCTTGTTTGATGGGTGGTTCACAAGACAATAGCTCAGTCACTTGGCAATGGTTTGACGATGACACTATTGAGATATATACTTTTGATTCTACACAAGTTGCTGCCGATGCGGTTTTAGAGAGATACTCTTTTGAGATTCGTATTTATAATTAAAATTAAATGAACGACATAAGAAAAATTGCAGTCGGTCCTGACTATAAATCAGGAGCAATGCACTACATAGTAGGACAAGACGTTCTAAACGGAACGCATCATATTCATCTTATAAAATATGATACATCAAAAGACTCATTTGTAATATGGATTTCATCCAATCATAAAGAAGAGGTTGTGTTATGGAAAGAATTTACAGGGATGCCTGTATCAATTGAATATAATATAAACTTTTAAGAATGGAAGAGTTTAAAAGATTAGACTTAGAAGAGCAGCTCGAAATATATACTTCCCAAAAAAAACAATCCAACCTTAGCTTTGACCAACATATGATGTTGGCTCACAAAATAAATAAAATTAAATCTAAATTAAATGAATGAAATCACCCTATTTATTTATAGCAAAACCTGTTAACGACACTAGATATAATAACACTAAGAATATTGGTGGAATAGATTTTATAGTTAACACTTCAGAAGAAAATCATAAAGCTTCTAATAGATTTGCGGAAGTCATATCCACGCCTATAAAATATACAGGCCCTGTAAAGCCCGGAGATATTCTTGTTGTTCATCATAACGTATTTAAATTTTATAATGATATGTATGGTAGAAGAAAAAGCGGAAGAAGTTTTTTTAAAGATAATTTATTTTTTATAGAACCCGACCAATTCTATATGTTTCATAACGGAAAGAAATGGCACACTCACGGCAGATATTGTTTTACTAAACCTATTCCTGTAGAAGATTCGTATATTTATAAACCGTTTAGTGAAGAACCTTTAATGGGAGAAATAAAATATAGCAATGATTATCTTAGGTCTAAAAACATTAATGAAGGAGATAAGGTTTGTTTTCAGCCTGATTCCGAATACGAGTTTGAAATAGAAGGAGAAAAGTTATACAGAATGTACGACCATCAAATAACAATTAAATTATAAATGGATTCAAAAACATTAAAAAAAAATATAATTCAGGCAGGTATGAGAGCGGTAGAGCAATTAATAAAAGTTGCTAAAGAAGATATTTTAAAACCTGACCCTGAAGATGAACTAGCTGCTGACAGATTGAAAAATGCTGCAGCCACAAAAAAACTATGCATAATGGATGCTTTTGATATTCTTGCTAGAATAGAGGCAGAAAAAAATATTATTGATGCTGAAGAAAAAGGTCCAAGTAAAATAGATACAAAACAAGGATTTGCAGAAAGAAGGTCTAAATAAATTATATAGAGTTATAGATAGTGCTATACCTAAGAATGTTATTTCTAACAAGAATAGAAATAAAAGTTGGTTGTATGGTTATAATGAAAAATATGATTTAGTTGTTATTTCTAAAACAGGACAGATAGGACAGGTTATAGAGGTAAATGGATTATTAATAGCATTACCCAAAGCTCCCAAGTCTCTTCAAAGAGACAAAGATTATTGGCAAAGAAAAGAATTACCAAAACCCCTTAGTAAAATAAACTCCATATTTCAATGGAATACAATGCCTGACACTTTTAAGTCAAGGTGGGTAGATTACATTGAAGATGAATTTGATAAAAGAGAATTAGGTTATTGGTTTATAAACAACAAAGTTGCTACGTATATTACAGGAGCTCACTATATGTATCTTCAATGGACATCCATTGACGTAGGTTATCCTGATTTTAGGGAAGCTAATAGAATCTTTTATATTTATTGGGAAGCTTGTAGGGCTGACCATAGATGTTTTGGAATGATATATTTAAAAATAAGACGTTCAGGTTTTTCATATATGGGTTCTTCTGAGTGTGTAAACACAGGAACATTAGCTAAAGATTCAAGGGTTGGAATACTTTCAAAGACAGGTTCGGATGCTAAAAAAATGTTTACAGATAANGTTGTACCTATTTCTAATCGCTTGCCTTTTTTCTTTAAACCTATACAAGATGGTATGGATAAACCAAAAACAGAGCTTGCATTTAGAATACCTGCTGCAAAAATTACAAAGAAAAATATGTATGATATTGCAGACGAAGAGTTATATGGATTAGACACTACGATAGATTGGAAGAACACAGATGATAACTCATATGATGGGGAAAAGCTTTTATTATTAGTTCACGATGAAAGTGGTAAATGGTTAAAGCCTAACAACATATTAAACAATTGGAGAGTTACAAAAACTTGTTTAAGATTAGGAAGTAGGGTAATTGGGAAATGTATGATGGGGTCAACATCTAATGCATTAAACAAAGGAGGTTCAGAATTTAAAAAATTATTTAATGATTCCAATCCTCATAACCGAAGTAGAAACGGACAAACAAAAAGTGGCTTATATAATTTATTTATTCCTATGGAGTGGAACTTTGAAGGTTATATAGATAAGTATGGGATGCCAATAGATGATGTAGTTGATTATTGGAAAGCGGAAGTGGAGTCATTAAAAAATGATGCAGACGCATTAAACGAATTTTACAGGCAGTTTCCTAGAACAGAGTCTCACGCATTTAGAGATGAAAGCAAACAATCATTATTTAATCTTACAAGATTGTATCAACAAATAGATTATAATGATTCATTAATACAAGAACACCATATTACTCGTGGTAGTTTTTATTGGAAAAATGGAGTTATAGATACAGAGGTGATTTGGAGACCGGACTTACGAGGTAGATTTATTGTGAGTTGGTTACCGGCTAAAAATTTACAGAACAGAGTTATTGAAAGAAGGGGAGGTAAATATCCCGGTAATGAACACATAGGTGCTTTTGGTTGTGACTCCTATGATATTTCAGGAACAGTTGGGGGTGGAGCTTCAAATGGTGCTTTACACGGTTTAACTAAATTTAATATGGATGATGCTCCAAGCAATCAATTTTTTTTAGAATATGTAGCAAGACCTCAAACTGCAGAGATATTTTTTGAAGAAGTTTTAATGGCTTGTATATTTTACGGAATGCCTATCTTGGTAGAAAATAATAAACCAAGGTTATTGTATCATTTTAAAAACAGAGGCTATAGAGGATTCAGTATTAACCGACCTGATAAAGCTTTTAATAGATTATCTAAAACAGAAAAAGAATTAGGAGGAATACCAAATTCTAGTGAAGATGTTAAACAAGCTCACGCTGCAGCTATAGAATCGTATATTGAAACACACGTGGGTTTAGTTAAATCAGATGAGATGGGATATATGCCTTTTAATAGAACATTAGAGGATTGGGCAAAGTTTGATATTAGCAATAGAACAAAATTTGATGCAACAATTAGTTCCGGTTTAGCTTTAATGGCTACCCAAAAACATAAGTATCAACCGGAAAAAAAACAATCAAATATAATTATTAACTTTGCAAGATACAATAACAAAGGGAATTTAAGCGAAATAATAAGATAGATGAAAGATATAAAAATAGATATTTCATCTGTAGGTTTTCCAAGTCAATTTGTTTCTGACGCTGAGAAAGCAACAGAAGAATTCGGACTACAAATTGGACAGGCTATTCAGTACGAGTGGTTTAAGAAAGATGGAAATCAATGCAGATACTACAATCAATGGAGAGATTTTTATCGTCTTCGTTTATATGCACGAGGAGAACAACCTGTTGGAAAATACAAAAATGAATTAGCAGTAGACGGTGATTTAAGTTATCTAAACTTAGATTGGACTCCTGTTCCCATTATTCCCAAGTTTGTAGACATTGTCGTGAATGGTATGAATGATAGAATGTTTGATGTGAAAGCATATGCGCAAGATGCAATGTCTTCTGCAAAACGTTCTAAGTATCAAGATATGATAGAGGGACAAATGGCTGCTAAAGATGTGTTAGAGTTAATACAAAATAAAACAGGAGTAGACACTTTTTCAATGAATCCTGAAGAATTACCTGAAACTGATGAAGAGCTTAATTTATATATGCAGCTTAATTATAAACCGGCTATTGAAATAGCAGAGGAAGAAGCTATTAATACTATATTAGAAGAAAACCATTATATAGATATTAGAAAAAGATTAGACTATGATTTAACAGTGTTAGGTATTGCTTGTGCAAAACACGAATTCTTACCCGGTGCAGGTGTAGAGGTAAAATACGTTGACCCTGCTAATATTGTTTATAGTTATACTGAAGACCCTCACTTTAAAGATTGTTTTTATTGGGGCGAAATCAAAACACTTCCTATAACTGAGCTTTTAAAAATAGACCAAAGCTTAACAANAGAAGATTTGGAAGAAATAAGTCAGTATAGTCAAAGTTGGTATGATTATTATAATACCGCACAATATTACGAGAATGATATTTTTTATAGAGACACTTGTACATTAATGTATTTTAATTACAAGACAACTAAAAAAATGGTCTATAAGAAAAAGAAATTAGAAAACGGAGGCACAAAAGTTATTGAGAAAAGACGACCAATTTAATCCGCCACAAGAAATGATGGAGGATGGTAAGTTTGAAAAAATGGAGAAAACCATTGATGTGTGGTATGAAGGTGTAATGGTTATGGGTACAAACATTGTGTTAAAATGGGAGTTGGCTAAAAATATGGTCAGACCTCAATCATCTCAACAACACGCTTTACCAAATTATATAGCGGTTGCTCCACGAATGTATAAAGGTGTTATAGAATCTTTATGCAGAAGAATGATTCCTTTTTGCGGATTTAATTCAAATAACTCATTTAAAATTACAACAAGTTATTTCACGAGTAGTTCCTGATGGGGTGTATATAGATGCAGACGGATTGAATGAAGTAGATTTAGGAACAGGAAATGCATATAATCCTGAAGATGCTTTAAGATTATATTTTCAAACAGGTTCTGTTATTGGNAGAAGTTACACTCAAGATGGTGAATTTAATCAAGGAAAAATTCCTATTAAAGAACTACAATCTAGTTCAGGAGCTAGTAAAACTCAAATGTTAATATCTAATTACAATCATTATTTAGGAATGATTAGACAAGTAACAGGATTAAATGAAGCTCGAGATGCTTCTAATCCTGACCCTAATTCTTTAGTTGGGTTACAAAAACTTGCTGCATTAAATTCTAATGTAGCTACTCGTCATATATTAGATGCTTCTCTTTATATCTACAGAACTTTAGCAGAGGCTTTAACTTATAGGGTAGCAGATATTTTAGAGTATGCTGATTTTAAAGATGATTTTGCTAATGCTATAGGAAAGTATAACGTTAGTATTTTAAATCAAATTAAAGATTTATATATATATGATTTTGGAATCTTTATTGAAGTTGCCCCTGATGAAGAACAGAAAGCTCAACTTGAAGCTAATATACAAATGGCATTATCCAAAGGAGATATTAATTTAGAAGATGCTATAGATATTAGAGAGATAAAAAATATTAAACTTGCTAATCAATTATTAAAAGTTAAACGTAAAGCACAAGAAGATAGAGAAGAAAGAATGCAAATGCAGAAACAATCAATCGCTGCACAACAAGCAATGAAGACTCAACAAATGAAATCTCAAATGGAAATGCAAAAAATGCAAACTGAGATTCAAGGAAAGATGCAATTAAAGCAAGCAGAAATTGCTTTTGAAATTGAAAAACAAAACAATGAAGCAAAATTAAAATCTCAATTAATGGCAGAAGAGTTTAATTATAATCAACAATTAAGAAATATAAGCGAAAAAGCTTTAGCAGAAAGAGAACTACAAAGAGAAGACGCTAAGGCGGGTAGGATTAGTCAGGCTAATACTGAACAATCTAAATTAATTAATCAACGTAAAAATAATTTACCTCCTCAAAGATTTGAATCAAACGAGGATAGTTTAGATGGATTTGACTTGGCAGAGTTTGAGCCTAGATAATGTCTAAAACTAGTATTTATTTTTACCTATCTTTGTAACATTAAATTATAATCATATGGAATTAAAAGTAAGAGCAGTTGGCGGAGCTGAAGAAAAGTCTGTCGCACAAGTAGAAGAAAAACTACTTGAAGAGCATCAAGAAAAAGTAGCAGAAGTAACTACTGAAAAGGAAGAGCCGGTTGAAACACAAGCGGTTGAAGAAGATAAAGCTCCTTCATCAGAGTTAAATGATGAGCAAGTTCTTTCATATATTGGAAAGAGATACGGAAAAGAAATTAACTCTTTTGACGATTTAATGCAAGAGCGTGAAGCATCTGAAGAATTACCTGAAGATGTAGCGTCTTACTTTAAATATAAAAAAGAGACAGGTAGAGGTTTGAATGATTATGTTCAATTACAAAAAGACTATGATGAAACCGAGCCTGATTCTTTACTTAAAGATTTCTATCGTGCCACAGAAGATGGTCTAGACGAAGAAGATATAGATGTTTTAATGCAAGATTTCTATATTGATGAAGACCTTGATGATGATACAACGAAGAAGAAAATTAAGTTAAAGAAGAAAAAAGCTATTGCAAAAGCTAAATCCTACTTTAAGGATATGCAAGAGAAGTACAAGCACCCGCTTGAGTCAAGAGGACCTGCCGCTTCAAATGTACCTGACGAGGAGTATGCAGCATATAAGCAATACATTGCTGAAGCAACTACTAGAGAAGAGCAAGTTGAGAGAAAAAAAAGTTGGTATGATGAAAAAACCAATGAAGTATATTCTCCTGAATTTAAAGGTTTTGAATTCAATATGGGAGAAAACACTGTAGTTTATTCTCCTTCCTCTGTTGCAGATTTAAAAAAACGTGCTGAAAACCCGGGAGGGTGGGCAGATAAATTTGTCGATGAAAGCGGTTTATTAAAAAATGCAGTAGATTTTCACAAAGTAATTGCGGTAGCACAAGACCCTGATAAGTTTGCTA